TACGCCGACCGCAGCGACAGCAGCTATCCCGCCGGTGATCCGGCAGGCGTTGAGCTGGCAGCCAGCACCGCCGCAAGAGCGCAGGAGGCCAGCACCGATGCCGCAGCTGACCTGCTCGCTATAGATACAGGCGCGAACGAAACCGCAGACATTCTTTTGGAGGAATTGCAATGAAAAAATTATCCGGCGTGGCGGTCGTAACGACTGCCGAAGGTGAGCGAGTGAGCTACACCTACATGGAACTGGACGGTAACGGCAACATCACCAGCCAGAACAACCGGGGGTCCTTTGTAGCCCTGGACGAAGAGGTTCTGGCCGCCATTGCCACACTGAAAAACGCCGTAAACGCGCGGCTGTAAGGAGGATGCCCCATGACTGACAACAAACGCATTAAAGAGTGCAAACGCAAAGTTATTGCTGCAATTAACGAAGCAACGCTGCCGTTTGCCGTGACGGAGTTGATTTTGGAGAACGTTTTGAATGCCGTGCGCGAGAACATGGCAGCGGAAGAAGCAGCGG